CCTCCCGCTACACCCAAAGTACCTGCAAGAGTTGTGTTTACCGTACCGGTTGGAATCTGTAAAACAGCGGCATCCGCATCGTTCTTAATAGTGACATCGTTGGTAGAGCCCTGACCTGTAAGGATCAATCCTTCTGCGGCGGTAAATCCTAGCGCGGCACCGTCTCCAGCGGCGGTGTCACCCGTTGCTTTTAAAGTACCCGCGGCGACTAAGTCTCCCGCAACTGTTACGTTTACCGTACCGGTTGGAATCTCAAGAACATCTGCGTCAGCATCGTTCTTAATAGTTACGTCATTCGTAGAGCCTTGGCCGGTTAGGATAAGACCTTCTGCTGCGGTAAAGCCTATCGCGGCGGAATCACCTGCCGCAGTATCTCCGTCCGGAGTAAACGTAGCCGCAGTTAAGTCTCCAACAACATCCACAGCACCTGCAAAATTTACAGTAGTTGTTCCCGTAGGAATCTCAATTACATCTGCGTCTGCGTCATTCTTGATGGTTACATCATTCGTAGAGCCTTGTCCGGTTAGAATAAGACCTTCTGCGGCGGTAAAACCCATTGCCGCGTTATCGCCAGCGGCAGTGTCTCCGGTAGCTTCGACAGTTGATCCTGTAATTACTCCAGAGGCCGTAACGGTTGTACCGTTTAAAGTTGTCGCAGTAAGCGCAGTAACCGCTAAGTTAGCATTTACGTCAGTAACGGTGGCACCTGAACCGCCGCCATTAAATTTAAGGACATAATCTTTTCCAGCCAACAATTCAAAATCATTGCTGGTGTTATATGTGCCTTGAAAAATAAGAATAGAGCGTGAGCCGGAAAGGCTGTTACGGAAGTACACCACCTTTTCAGCATCGTTTGGCGTTAAAGCAACGTAGACCGTAGCGCCAATATCTCCGCCATCAACAAACTCAATGTATTTGTTACGCCCGTTAGAAACAGCGCCGTCTGTAATAGGTAAAGAGTTTGGGGAACCTGTTGAACCTGTGGCAGACAATGTAACCGAAATAATCCCGTCAACCGCTTGATCTAGCATGTCCATATTGGTGTTTGTAGTGTCCCCCCAAGTACCGGATTGTTCCCCCGTACCGGGCTTTTCAAGCCCTAAGAAAGTTGTATATGTACTAGCCATTTTAAATTACCCTCAAGCTGATTTAACTAAAATTATTTAATTTACTACCATTTCTGTCCAAGTTGCTGTTTCGGCGGGAGCAATACGCCCCCATACCAATACAGCGCCTACTTGGGCGGTAGCACCAAGTCCTGTAACTGCAACTGATACGCCTGTTCCCGTCTCTACGGTTACACCGGTTACCCGTGCCACAGCAACTTGTCCTACCGGCGCGGCCTGTATCTCAAAAATAACTGTAACGCCACTTAAAGCCGAAGTAGCACTAAAAGCAGTGTCTATTACACTGTTACCCCACGTGGACTCTCCCCACCCTTGAGTAGAGGAGTTCCATCCGGCAAAAGCTGTTACCGCGTCTGTCATTATGCAATTCGTATGATAGCGTTACTAGCGTCAGCCGCTGGCATCACGATCACAAAGTCTCCAGAAGATGACGACTTATCGGCTCCAAAATCTAACACAAGAACGGACTTATCGCCTTGCGTATCATTATAAATCAAAGCCCCTCTAGCCGTAATCGTGCTACTAGAAAACGTAACGTCCGAAAAATCACAGAAAGCGGTGGTTCCTGAACTGGTAGGAGTTACGCTAGTTAGCGTCGCTCCGCCCGTGGTGTATCCATTGCCGTTAGCGACTTCGTTTGAAGTGGCATAAGCCGTTGTGGAAGCGTTCAAAGTGGCGCTGTTTGTGTACAGAGCCAGTTTAAAAACATTTCCGCTAGTGTTAGTAAAGTTATGAGTACCCGTTAAAAGCTGTGTTTTAAAGCTTGTACACATAAAGTTTCCGTTAAAAGCCATTATAATCTCCTGATTAATTCAGCAAGTTGCGGTTGTCCCGCGTTGTTTAGTTCGTTAAAAACGGTTGTTCTGTCGCTTTTAACCGCTTCTCGCAAATAAAAAGTGACCACTGCCTTTACTTGATCTCTAAATGCTAAAGCCTGCCCTTTAATAGCCGGTGGAGCGTCATCTGAGATATTTATAATGTGATTTACACATCTTTCGGCAATTTCTTCCGGGGTAAACCCTCGGTTAGACGACGTTTGGACCGTAATCCCAAAGTCTTCGCTCATAACTACGGGGTTTGTAATCATTGCTTCGCCCTTATAACCATTCCAGTTCGGTACTCGTCTGTAACTTCTTTAGCTTCACCAAACATCTTTAAGGAAGTTAACGCCTCGGTAAATCTTTTCTGGTATTCTTGCACCATATCTGCTTCACCCTTCATATAAGTATAGCATTCTACTAAACTTCCATATAGTAAGGCTACCTCTGCATTTATACTCAGCCAAGTGGTTCCCGAATCCGCGCCCGCAGTCAAACTATCCGGTCTATAGAAGTAATGAAGTTCCACAAAATAATTCGTGTCAGGAGTGGGACCAACAATAAAGTTAACAACGTCAAACATCGCATAACACTTAGGCGCACCGGTGACCGTAAGAGTAGGGTTATAAGCTTGAACAAAATCTACGTCACGGTAGTCCAAAAAAGTTTTTTCAGTAGTGTCTGAAAAAGAACCGTCCGCTAGTGGAGGCTGTACGGTAAAAGAAAATGGCGCTAAAAAGTCCTCCGGTAAGTTAATGTACGGGTTACCTTGAGTTAAAGCCGCTTGAGCATTTTTTCTAAACAATGATAACTGGACATTCTTTAAAATGCGCTCTTCGGCTTGACGTATAAAAAGTGGAAGATTAGAGACAAAGCTTGTCTCATCGTTTTCTGTGTAGTCTTGTAGCGCCGTCTTTAGCTGTGCGTATGTAAAGCTCATACCGTTACCTTAACCTGTCCTACACCGCCCGTTGCTCTCAACGGATTTGGTGTTAAATTTTCATTTCCCCTAAAGCCAACTGGGTCAAAACCGTATTGTATATTACGCTGGGACTCTAAGTTTGTTTCTGGTCTAGCGTTCTGCAAAGCTTCCGGATCAACGGCTTTCTTAAAAGGCCCTAGTTGAGGCTGTTTAGCCTCAAACTCATCCTTACCAACTAAAGAGCCGTTCCACTCTTTACGCATATCTTTATAGCGATACCGCATTCCAGATCGATCTGAGATAGCGTAAGCGTTTTTACCTGAAGCATACTTAGCCATTTTTAAGACCTAAAGTACATGTAGCTTGGGGTAATGTTAAAAGAAGCGCGATCACGGTCTTCCATCATGGCGCGATCAAACTCTTCTTCATAAATAGTCTTTAGCAACTGTACCTTATTCGGCGCTCTTTTTACCGAGAGGTAGTAAGCCAGACCTGCCGCTAAACAAGGGTAGAAACGGAAAGGTATTTCTAAAGTGTTTGTAGGAGTGTTGGCATCTTGTATTCGAGTTAAACGAGTAAATTTTATGACATCGGTGTTATTTTCGGGTACCGGCCAAATTTTTAAAGTAGGTGTTACTAACCGATCAATAAAATATTGGTTAGCTCTTCCAGTGGTAGCCTTATTGGGGATACTAAAAAAGCCATCTCTGCTTAAACGAGCAACACTAAAGTCAGTTGCAGATCGAGTGACCACCACAGACAACAAATCAATAGTAGAGTTTACGTTGGAAAAGTCTACGACTGCCGATACAGTTGACGCTGTACTGCTAGTTCCGCCTGTAAGTGTTTCACTAAGACTGAAAGTACCTTCTGGTATTGTAATGGCTAGACTTGTGGCCGACGGAACGCTTGTTACGGTAGCTGTTGCTCCGCTAGTTCCGCCAGTAATTGTTTCGGCAACGGTATATCCAGTGGAAGACGCTACTGAAATAGTTAACGTGCCCGCAGGATATACACCTACCCCTGTTGCCAGAGGAATGGTAATTTCTTCAATAGTCCACGCATTTAAACCTCGGTTGGCCCACTCGGCTAACATAATGTTTAAAGATCGTTTTGCTGTTTTAAGATCATAACCTGTACGAACCTCTAAGCCGCAACGCTCAAACGCTTCTTCAATATATTCGGTAACGTCTAGCTCAAAATTAGTGCTGTTAGAGGTTGCCATGTTTAATTATCCTCGTTATTCTCCGTCACTGTCTGAATATAAATTATCAAAAACAATAGACGGGTCTGTATAACTTTCATGCCCTTCAGCCGAATGAACACGCTGATTTGGGCAAAAATCCGGTGCGCCCTGCCCTGTCTTCCACAAAGCTGGGCTAGTTGCCCGAACTCGGTTGTTTGGTAATGCCACTATATTACCATACCAAGGACCGGGTTCTGTAATATACATCACATGACTCTGTTTATGCTGTGCGGGATCATCCGCTATGTGGTGATCGGTATAATCCACAGTAAACATGTAGCGAGCAGAGTAAAACTCGTGGTCTATCTTAGCTACCCAAGGACTGCTACTAACGCGGTCCATAGTAATCACAGAATGATCCCGGGACTCGCAATCCCACGGTTGCGCCAAATGATCGGCCATTTCTTCAGGCCATTCTGGCATTACAATATCGGCAACCAACGCCTGTAGGGGCATCCTAGCCCACATTGCACCCCCATGAACGTCATCTATTTCTTCGTCATCGTTCTCACACCCTGTAAAAACAACTTGAAAGCTTAAAGATCGGTCTGGAATAGTATTTACGGCAATAGCAAGTGCATGTAAATACTCGCCTTGATAACGCAAATGGTTACAAGTGTATTCTTTCCTAACCCAGCACTTAAAGTGCGGAATGTTACTAATTAGGTAAGACACTACGTCTTTACAACTTTGTAACCTTTATCTTTCAAGAACGACCGCGCTTGTGCAACAGTCATACCTGACTCTTTCTTTTTAGCTTTAGATTTAACAGCACCGCCGCTTTTCATGTACTTAGCTGTTTTATTCTTAACAGCACCACCGCTCTTCATGTACTTAGTTGATCCACGCATAGCTACACCTCGTTAAAGTTTTACAACAGAACCTTGGGTTCTTTTTCTACGATTAGACATGACCGCACCACAACCTCTTGCAATCACGCCGCCTTTACTCATTTTCTGCACTTCTGCCGCTTTAGTGTTTTTTACAACTTTTTTCTTAGAAGCCTTCTTTTTCCGCGCAGTTGCCGCTCGCTCTGATTTTGACAAAGACTGAGCTTTACTACGGGGCAAGCATCTATCCGGGTTTTTAGTGTCTTTAGAAGTCCCGCAAGACCCTTTAATGTTACCATCAGACCCTATCCTAACCCAGTCTTGGTCAACCCACTTCTTTAAATCACCCACAAGATGTTCTCACTTCTTTTTAGGTTTTTTTTTCTCATAGCCTTTGCTATGGTCTTTTTTTATTTTTTCCAAAACTTTTGCTTGGTTGGCATGAAGCTTGGACGCTTTTTTTAAACCAGCAATAACTTTATCTAAATCTTTTGTAGAATGAGGCATGTTAACGTCCTTTTCTTTTACCGCCTTTAGATTTCTTGGCGTAATTAGGGTCTTTACAGTATTTAGAGGCCGCTAAATTAGCGTAGGCCGAGGGATACGTGTCAAAAGTACGCTTTGCCCAAGCTTTACCCTCTGGGCAAATCTTTCCGCCAGACTTCTTTTTTACCGATCCGCCTTTTTTCATGCGGATAACGGCGCATTTGTTTGATTTGGGTGATCCTGCACCTAAGTTAACGGCGCTTACCATGCTTTACAACTCCAGTAACGCGCTGAAAACTTATCTTTTGCAGTGTCGCACTTATGCCTAGCCCGAAAACTGGTTCTCCGGGCAGGCTGGTCTTTTTTAATGGACATGTTGGGGTCACCAAACCGAACTAGTTTGATTTCAGAGCCTTTTTTAGCTAAAACGGCGCTTTTTTTAGATTTTTTAGGGGTCTTTTTTGGTTTATTAAAACCCGGAAAAGTCTCCCCACGGTACTTTATACGGCCACTGGGAAGTCTTTCAACATCTTTTGTAGTAGCCATATAAAGACCTTTTTACGCAAAGAAAACGGTTATGGAAGCCATATTAGCGGCAGAATACGTTATGTACCCTCCCCCAACAAACAACATGCCGTTATCCGGTATGTCCGGGTATTCGGCGGAGTCTGCGTTTCCAACTGTATTAAACTGCATGTTTATTGTTCCGCCTACGGTACCTTCTCTAAAGCTGATGGTTCCGCCCGTAGCAGTATTGACTGCGTACATACCTCTTAAACGCATACGGCCCTCAAACATCGGGGCTCCTACGCTATTTGAAGTACCCGCACTCACCGTACCTGCCGGATCACCAACTGCTGTAATAGAGGTAACGGAAGTATAGTACTCGGTGCTGGTTACAGCACCGGCATTTCCTCCCGTAACTCGTTCAGAAGCCGCGGCACCCGTTTCATCTAATCCAACAATGTCAAAAGAAATGCCGGAATCATTGCCACCCGAAGTAATGGTAATTTTTCGTGCCGCATCCGTAACATACGGACTAGCAGTCAAAGTAAGGGCGGCATTATTTGCTACCTGTGCCGCGGTCGATATCGCCGTGGCACTTGCCACTGCCGCAGAGACAAATGTCGCTTTAACATCAGACATAAATTGCTCCTTTAGCTAATTACCCTACTGTAGAGATAGGCGTTCCTACAGAACTTGCCATCCATACCTGCTTGCCGCCCGTTACCGCAGTAATACAAGTAATACGGCATCTAGAGCCTATTCCCGAACCCGCTACAAAGGTAAAGGTGTCCCCTGCGTTTGTGATAACAGGGTTAGCCGCATTGCCTGCCGCTAGTTGCGTTTGGGCCAAGAAAGTACTGCCTGTTGAAGCAGGGATAGCAATAGTCGTTGTTTTACCAGAACCTACAGCGGTAGTTACTAAGAAGTCAAAATACGCGCCTTCTGTTGCAGTAGCTGAAGCAGGTAAAGTAATAACATTATCTAAAGTACCGTGAATTAGTACAATAGCACCGGAATCAGATATAGATAGAGTATCGGAGACTGCCGCTGTGGCTTCCCAAGTTTTTACTACAGAGCGTTTAGCTTTAAGGGTTCCGCCAATAGAAGCGTTGTTGCCATAAGTAGAGTTGGTAGTAAAAGCACCGGTCGCGCCTTTGGTTACATCGGTAAATCCGTTTTCAGAACGGACCGCACCAGAAAAAGTTGTGTTAGCCATGAGTGTTTCTCCTGTCTTGGCAAATGTCAGTCAAAAAAAACGACTGTCAGGGTTTGTGTTCAATTTTACTATACCGCAAAAAAGAAAGGGCGGCAAGTGCCGCCCTTCCATAACAACATAGGCTTACGCCGCGCCGGGAGTACCGAACACAGAGCGCCAATCAGATACGCCGAAGCTGTATCTTTCACGGGCTTTAAAGCGCATATTGCCGGTGTCAAAGTCTCCTTCCATTGCCGTCTTAATAGGCGAACGGTTGAAGTATTTGAAGCCGTTTGGAGCATCAGTCTTGATAAAGTATGCATCTGAATCAGTTAGGAAGTGGTTAACCACTGCGCCTTCCGGCAACATTCCCATGTTCTTCATTGCATTATTATCATTGTCTGCGGTACCACTGCGGAGGTTAGAGTTGATTACTCGCTCTGCAATAAATTGCAGTTCTTTCGGAATAATCAGCTTCATGCCACGTACAGCGATCTTCAGACCACGCTCGTCAGTCAGACCAGCAATGTCAATCAGCATTTGCTCAAGAGAAGTCTCGTTGAGGTCAGCCGGAGTAGCCAGAAGATTAGTCTGGTTACCTGACAAAGATGGGTGAGCAGCAGAACACAGGGCCGCACCGTCGCCAATCGCACTAGAACCTGTCGAGAACGCATTGTTCAAGATAGAAGCCGCTTTGATTTGCTTGGTTTGAGCCATGGAACGTGCCAGAGCTTTGGTATAGCGTGATGCTAGTCGATCATAAAGATTATCTTCAATCGCTTCTTCAGTAATAGAGAAAGCAAGTGCGATAGTCTCGTGAGAGTAACGTGCAGTGTAAGTCTCTTGTGCATCGTCAAAGCTGACGTTTCCGCCTTCATTTTTAACGGGTGCAGTTGAGAAACCACCGAGCATTACTTCTTCTTCAAAAGCACGGTCGGAAGACTCTTCTTCAAAAATCTCCGAATGCTCGTTTTCGTAACGGTCGTATTCCAAGCCGAACAAGGCATTAAGGCCGGGTTCAAGCTCTTTCGCTAATTGTGCGCGAGAAATAGCCATGGTATATCCCCCTTAAATGCCTGTTGATGTCGCATTAGTCTGCGAATCAAAACGGCTAGTAGGTGAGTTGAAATGAGCATTGATGCGAACAAGCATCGGCAGACCAGCCGCAGTAACGTCTTCGTTACCCGCATCGTCCATAATACCCACAATTCTTAACGGCAGGGTAGCCGTAGTTGCAATGGTGCTTACACCCAACTGAGAGTTGGAAGACCCTGTGTTTGTTGAACCCGTTCTAGCAGACGTTCCCAGACTAGCATTAGCAAATACAGCCGCTTGTGCAGTGGCTACATCTGTTAGTGTTGCGTCTGAAGACACCTTAAAGATTTGCATTGGGTCATCCGCAACAAAAGCTTTAACTTTGTGGTTAGTATCTACACTCACAGAGTTAGAACCGGGCCAGTAGTTAAGAAAGGTCGGCTTCTTTGTTACGCTATCAACATATTCTACGCCCATCAGTACACCTAATGCTTGTGTAGTTCCACCATCAGTAGCACCAGCGAAGGTGATAACACCTGCGGCTAAAGGTACAACTATTCCATACTGGAAAATAGCATTAGTGTTGTCGCTTGCGATTTCATACTGGGTTACACCAGTAGAGTTAGCACCGCTTCCGACTAGACCAACAGGGCGAAGACCATAGGCAGTATTTGAATTTGCCATAAAAGTATTCTCCTAAAAGTAAACGGCTATCACTTTCGTGAGCCGCCAAAAGTTACACGAGATTGACGATCCGGTTTTGAAATCGCCATGGATGAATGTGCGTTCTCTCGCAACATATCTGAATCAACTGCTTCCATCTGATCGCGGTTTCTGCCATTAAAGTAGGCAGTTCGCTCGGCAACAGTTTCTACGGGGATACGTGCAAGAAGTAGTCCGCCTACTCCAAAAACACCTTCGTATTTACCTGTATCAACAACGGGGGACTCGAAATCGGGGTATTCGTCCTTACGGACCAACTCCCAACCTTCCCTCATTTTAGCACTGACGTTCTTGCTATCGTTAAATCCTCTGGTTTCAGCACGAATCCAACGATGCTTAAATCCGTCAGGGGCAGGTGGTGCCTCTAACATTGACGGGGGAGCCCAAGGCTTACGCACCGCCTTTTTGCCCCTTTCTGTACTAGCGCGAGAAGCCCTTTTGATGGGTGCATCAAACTTTTCTGTATTATCACTCATTTTATGTCTCCTTCACGTATTTCGCGTATTCTTCAAGCGGCACACCCAATTTTTTTGCTATTGCAATTTGGCTCGGGGTGAGTCGAACCTGTCTTTTCCCACTGCGCCCTGTAGTTTGTCTAGAAGCAGATGCCACCGTCTGGGCGTTACGGTTTCTCTGTTTACCAAATTTATGAGGGAATTCTCCCTTAATTCTTTGATCTAATTCAGTATAGTACTCATCTGACTTAGGGTCAAACTGTTCTTCTTCAACAAGTCGCTTGTGAATTCCAAACGCGGCATAAGTCATAGCCTCGTCTTGACCAAACCAATCGTTCTTTGCCGCCCAATCTTCCGCCTTTGGGTCAGGACGTTTAGGTTGAGGCTGCTGTTGCGGCATAGGCGCTTGCAGTTGAGCCTGTTGTTGCGCGGCAACTTGACGTTGATAACGCTCTTGCTGAATACGAGCCTGTTGAGCCCGGTCATTTTCTATCGCTAAACCTGTTAAAGCTTTCTGAGCTTCAACTGCGGCTCTAGTATCACCGATCTCCATAGCACGAGATAAAGCTTCTTCTGCCGCGGCAGATTGAGAGTTAACACGTGTAGAGTACTCATTAACGTACTGAGTGTCTAAGTTAGACATCCTAGTCTTTATCGTGTCTGCTTCTTCTTTAACTTTTTTAGCGTAACTAAGGGCCTCGCTTTCACGCCGCTCCGCCTCACGCATTTTCTTAGTAAGTCGATCTATACGCTTTTGCGTAGAAGTGTCGGCTTTCTGAAACTGGTCTTCGCTAGATTCGATGTTGTCTTCGGTACCATCCTCAACGCTTACTTCAATTTCTACGTCTTCTACCTCAGATACATCTAGCTCTACTGTATTTTCTTTACTCATATTCTACTCCTTAAAAATGCAAAACGTCTTCGGGGCTGAGAATTTTAGCTAAAACTTCGTCATCGTTAAGAATCCGAACTTCGCCCCCATCAATAGAAAAACGTGATCCGGCATAACGTGCAAACATTACCCAATCTTTTTCTTCACACCACGGACCTGTAGGGAATTTCTCGGGGTCTTTGTAGGCGAGAGGACCAACCTTTAAAACGTAGCCGACTTGCGTCGAAACGTGCTGTTGCTCCATCATTTGATCAGGTAGATAGATTCCACCCTCAGTTTGACCTTTGCCACGGTATGGAAGAATTAATATTCTCCAGCCAGTAGGTGAAGGCAATCTTTCTAAAAGGCTTTCGCCAATGTTTTCTGGTCGCAAAAAAGGTTTTTCTGCGTAAGCATCTTGAAGGGTTTCTGCATCTTTCGGGGTTTCTGCATCTTTTGTAACAGCCTCGGTTGCCTGTTCTTTTTCCGATTCTAACTGGAAAGCGGCACTCGGGGCGGCTGAAAGATCAATTTTTGAATCAGTCATTACTGCGCTCCTGTTTGTCTAGCAGGTGTTTTAGTTCCTGTTCCACGTGATTGAGGGATTCCATGTTTCCCATAAGCTCACGATATTGCTCCATCGACTTAACATTGCCATACATCATTAAATCTACAATGCCTTGCCTTCTATCCCTAATGATCCGGAATACTGCTTCCGCGGTATGTATCTCATCCATTCTTATATGCCCGCATATTGTCTGTTAAAGTAGTAGTTTATCCTAGCATATCTTATACAGGCGGGGCTACCAACTTTTTAAATATGTGACCACTCTTTTCCTAACCACAGTAAGGCTTCCGCCTCTCTTCGACGAATAAGTCCGTCTAGGACATTACCGCCCGCTTTATTCCATCGTTTTAATTGATGAGGGACATCCGCAAAATCACCAGAATTAAGCCTAGTCCGCAAAGTGCTTTCCCGTAAGTTGTTTGGACCGAGATTGAATGTCCAAGCCACAAGCGCATCGAACTGGTTTTGATCCAGAACTGGGTCAATATATTTAAGTACATATCCTTCAAATTCATTTAAATCCTCCTTTAACAAGTCGTCTGCCGACTCCTGTGTTATTTTATCGCCAGAAACAACTCCCGCAGTGTGCCCGTAGCCTATAGTCCAAACCGCGGCACTGCACTGGTATGCTTCTAGCTTGCATCCTTCAAACTTTTTTATTAACGCAGTACCTTCTCCGCTAGTTTTCACCTTACTTCTCCCTTGATACTTTCTGAATCTTTTCAACGGTACGCATACCGCCAAGACCGAGCATACCTAAAAGCACAGGCATCATCTCAGACATCTGTAACAGAGGTATGGCTATGTCACTACCGGCTAATGCCAAACCAAAATTGCCCATAGGGATCAGGATGTAGTTTGAGGCCATGCCGATTACAGTCACCCATCCCACGGCTGGTCGCCATCCAGCTACAAACATAGATTTTGAGGCCGCTTCGACCTTATTGACCTCTAACTGTCCCTTGGCGAGTTCTTGAGCATGGCGCTCGGACATGGTGGCTATCTCGTGTGCCAAGGCGTTTTTGGTATCTTTGTCTTCGATAAACTTGTCGAGTAAGCCAGATACTGGCCCTATAAGTGCTTGCAACATAGTTACTTCCTCGTCATATAGGCAGTCGCGCCAAAAAACATTCCGATCACACTGGCCTGAGACAGAAACAGCATGTCACTTAATGAAGCTATAGTAGATAATCTTGATTCGGGAATGAAAGGCATTATAGGAAGCAGGGCATAGACGCACATACTAACCATAGCAACCCACGCCATCTTTCTTTGTGAGTCTGCCTTCTCTTCCCTGATAGTCTGATCAGCCATCTCCGTGTGACGAGCAATTTCCTCGTCAGTGACGATGCCATCGTTATCTAAGTCAAACTCAGAGTACTTGCTTTCTTTCTCTAGTCTTTTCGGTGTCATTATCTGTCAAACACCTTAATAACTTCCATAGCGTACCAGCCCCCTGCGCCAAGGACGGCAAGGAACAATACCCCAAGAATGTTCTTTATCATTTCATCCCGCTTGGTTATAGCCCTGTTCTTGGCTAAACGAGCCTTCTCGCGGCGCTGTTTGTCATCCATAAGGGATTTGTGCTGAATGGCAAGCATGTCTCGCCAGACCTCTCGCGGAGTGCATTTCTTTAGTTCTTTTTCTTTCTGACGGATATCCTGCTTAACCCAAGCAAGCTCAAGAGCCTCCTCCTGAGTAATGATATGGTTACCTTCTTTGACATCTGTTTCGATCTGCTCTACAGCGGCCTTGCTTTTTGTTAAGCCGTCAAAAACCCCCGACAGCCCCGTTAAGTGACTCCCGCTTTCCTTGACAGTAGATATCCCATCGTTAAGCGCCTTGAGTATCCCTACTACGGCGGAAATTTCTGCGATCATTCAAACTCCTACGCAGGCATCCACTTAAACAAAGCTATCGCGCTTATAATAAACGGATACATGCTAAACATTATCAACTCAAGCCTATCAAACCTTTTGGTTCCAGACTCTAAACGCTTTTCTATGTTTTCGTACCTAATACTGCATTCTTTTTCATGCGATTCAAGTTTCGCAATGGTGTCTTTTACTGTAGCCAACTTTACCCTCCACCAAACAAATTGTTTGACACAGGTTGTTGTACTGGTTGCTCTACGGGTTCTACAGGTTGAGCTACCTCGGGCTGTTGTACAAAAGACCCTATTCCACCTTGAAAAGGATTGGCCTGCACCGGAGGTGCTACCGGAGTAGCAAAAGGGCTTACC